CCAAACATAAACGACCGGCGTGCTGCTTGCTGCCGTTGCATACACTTCTACAAGTATGCAACCAAGCGTGTCAAAGAGAATAAATGCTCCTGGTGTTTCGGTTGCGGGCGAGTTGTAAATCTTGGCATCACCGCTTGCAAGCGCATAAACTCGGCTTTCGTACAAGTTGCCGGAAATGCCCGGAAGGGTTTGAGCAACTGTTCCTTGAGTTGTGTTCAAAGTAGCAATCAATTGCGGCACCCAAGAATTACTTTCCGCATAGTACGACCATCCGAAAATAGATACAGTAAGTGCTGCGGTTGAATCACTATGAAGTTTCATCTTCAAGTAGTTCAAACTCGAACCCATTACAACACTTCCACTACCACTAACTGTAACTGGTTGGGTTGACGTTACAGTCTTTGACGGAACTACACTCCCCGTCACTGCCGTCAGACTGGCGCGCTGAAAGTTCTTTGTCTCTGTTACTTGTGTTACGTGTGACATGGTGTTCCTGGGATAGAAGCCACCGAAGCGACCATTCACCTGCGGCTCTGCGTTGGCCGATCGTGGACAGGGGAAGAAGCATCAGCGGTAAGCCGTACTCGCCCATGATATCGAGCAAAGAATCGGCTGCTACCCCTGGGTGGGGAAGTCCTGCCTGAACTTCGAATGCCCCCACCTGCCCCTCGAAGAGGATGCAAGCGGTGCGGCACTCGTCGCGGAGGCGGCGGCAACATTCGAGGAACCGGCGTCGGCCGTCAGTTGTTAGGCAGTTGTTGGCTATCTCTGCGAAGGAACCCTTGCGCTCGATAGCAGAGGTACCCCCCACCAGTCGGTAGTCCCCTGTCTTGAGGGTCTGAGGTTGAGTGCGGACCACTACTGTCCGGGACTTACCGCTGGTGGGGAGCGCCTTCCTGTCTAAGACGACAAGGTGGGTGGGGAAGGCAAGGGGTTTCTTCTCCCGATTGTCAATGAGTACTGTGACTTCCACTCCGAGATAGTACCGGCTCAGCCCTCGGTCTTGTACATCTCGACGGCCAAAGCCCGTTGCAATTCTTCGACCGGGCTGGTCTCTGGTTTGGTGGGTACCCGATTCATCTTGGGTGTGAGTGGCATTTGGTTGAGCCACCACTCGGCAGTGGGGAGGAAGCCCATGTCCTCGATGACATGCTGCTCCGCGATAATGCGGACCGGGATCTCCTTGAGGTCGGAGTTCCGGATGGTCTTCCCGAACTTCTCCTCGCACCAATAGATGCCAGCCGTGTGGTGACGGAGCGCACGGTGACGTGCGTCCCCACACAGTGCTTTGGTTTCGTCGAACCAACTGTGGATCTCAAGGTAGTTGCTTGGGTCGCCGCCATGTTTCTTGGCGGACGAGCAGGCGTGGTGGTAGGGGTGCATCAGAGTGGCTCTGCTTCCTCGGGACTCGCGTCCTCGAATGAGTTGTATTCAATAGAGTGCTCATGCTCGATAGACATGGTTCTGCTTCTGACAAGGAACGAACCGGTTGATCCGTTGACATCTCCGTCACCGATCTCCCAACCTGGGAAGCGGGACTCAAGGAGTTCGTAGAGTTCCTTCTCGATTGCTTCGTTGTGTTTGTTGACGTAGTCGAGAAGGGCTTCTGAAATTATCAGGGGTGTGGTGCTGCTGTAGCCCTTGTCGCCCTGGAAGTGGAAGCCATCGAACCAGCCGCTGTCATTGGAACCGGAGTATCCGTAGACAAGTTTGAAATCAATAGACAAGTTCTTCTTCAGTTCTTCCATTGTTGCTTTGAGTACTAAGTGAGAAACAGAACCCAGCCGATATACACCTCAGTTGTCCGTCGAATTAGAGATCGAGAAACTTCGTTAGTAGCCCAGCCAAGTTACAACAGAAATTTCTTAACGAATGCTACTCCTACTATAGTTGACCAGTTTTATTCCATTGGTGCTATTACTGGTACTGGGGGGCCAATTGGGTATGGGGTTGTTGGCAACAAAGGACTACTTCAATTTCAAAGACCTGGAGAACCTAATACAGAACTAAGTAATCAATTACCTATTGAGTATGAAGTTACTAGTTCTAATGTTCCTGTCCAGCCATATGGTTATAAGTTTGCCCCATCTGTTTACAATGTCTTTAGGCAGACTACAACCCTAGGTGCTCTTTGGGTTGTTTCCAATCTCACTAAATCAGCAAGCCCCGCAGTAACTGGCCCCGATGGTTTGACTTCTGCATTTGTACTTACAGCAACTGCAAATGATGGATCTATAACTCAAGCCGTAACCAACTTTCCAATTAATAAAACTTTTGTGTTTAGCATTTGGGTTCGCCGTGTGACTGGAACTGGCAACTTTCAAATGACAGTAGATAACACAACGTGGACAACTGTTGCTGTTACTTCTAATTGGAAAAGAGTCTTTGTCACGGGTGCAAGTGGTGGAACTCTAGCGTCAAGAACTTTTGGTGTAAGACTTGCCACAATTAATGATGTGGTTGAAGTTGCTTTCCCTGTGGGTGAACTTACAAGTAGTGCTGCTTTTGTTCAACCCACTATGGAAATTGTTTCTTCACAATCAACCCCTAATCAATCTTCTAATTTGTATCTGGCTTATGTTAGTGATTTGGAAAATCCTATTACTTGGTACGGAAATGAACTACTAAATAAATTAGAAGGCACCATACTTATTGAAGTGGATCTAACTACTAGGGGTCTTGTTTCAGATGCTGGTTATGCAATGTTTACTTTTGATGATGAAGCCGATACTTATTTTAGTCTAAGCGTTGCAAGAGGCACAGATCCAGCAATTGTAGATGGTGGATATATAGTGTTCTCTGCTCTGAATCAAGGCGATGTTATTGTTGACGATAGTCTTCCCGGACCATTTAGTAACACTAAATTCAAACTTGCAATCTCTTGGAAAGATCAATCAAATCTAGTGTATGCCTACACAGATCTAACTGCACCAAACAGGGTTGGAATTCAAGATTTTTCTAGTCTAGGTGCAATTATAAAAGCACCAAGATTTGGGGTTATTCTCTGTCAGGGCATTTCTTCTTACATGAAAAACCTAAGAGTCTGGAAAGACTATAAGACACCGGCAGAACTTATAAACATCTTTAATCAAACCGTTTAATTTTAAAAATAAATACATGACTCTTGAATCTAACAACCGTGTGTCCCTTTCCGTTGGTAACTGGATTGCACTTGCTGCTGTCCTTATCACGGTGCTTGGACTATTTAGTTCTGCCTACCTAAACCATGATCGTCTTTTGCAACTGATGCTTGCTCACCAAGAAAACATGAACAAGCGACTCGACAAGATCGAAGACAAGCTTGATGCGGCTCCCGTTACATATCCTGCTCGCTAGTCTGCTGGTGGGGTGCAGTCCCCTTGCCCGTGTGAGTAGCAACACCAACGCCATCCGCGCGGAGGCACAGGTCCTTATCGACCACGGCCAAACCACAGGTGACCAGGAGGTAGTTATCCATGCCCAGCGAATCAGCAATCTGGCTGCTGATACTCATGTGCGCCTATCTGGCTTGGAGGACAAAGTCCCCGCCTGGCTCTCCACTCTATGGATGGTGGCGCTCGCCCTTGTGGTCGTGGGCGTGGTCATTGTTCTGTGGCAGACCGGCCTCGGCACAGCCGTCCGCATTGCCATTGGCTGGCTCCCCCGCTCCAAGGTCCGCGATGCCGACCTCGCAGTTGGTATGCTTGATCCCGACAACCCTGAGAATGCACGCGAGTATGTCGCCGCGCGACGTGCCTCAGATCCGGAGTTTGATGCTGCGTGGCGACGTATCCAAAAGAAAGGTCACAAATGATTCTTGCAGATTTCTCTGATTTCCTGGGTAACTTATGGTTCGCAGGCCTCGCTGGCGTGATTGGTCTCGGCGCAGGCTGGTTCATGTGCAAGAAGTACGGATCTAAGTATTAAGTGAAGTAACTACTTCACCCTCCACCGATACGGTATGCCGCACACGCGGGGATGCGCTTCGCGCCCCGCGTGTGCTGTCTTCACCCCTAACCCAAAGTCCCACCATGCCCCCCACCACCCAAGCCATCTCGTACCCCGACAACATCCTCTCGCCCTCGGTCATGCCGTGGCTTGAGTCACACGGGATTTTCCAGCGCCAAGTCCCCATCCGCTCCTCAGACTACCGGATGCTCCGCAACTGCCCCCGTACCTACTTCCTAGCCCGGCGGCTCGGGTTGGTCAAGGCGTTCCAGTACAGCAAGGCGCTGACCCGTGGGTCGTGGGTACACCTCGCCTTTGCCCTTATAAGCGATTCCCCCACCGACCGGGCATTTGCCCTTGAGTCTGCCATCGCGGCTCGCTGCGAGGAACTGCGGGCGGTAGCCAAAGGCCTAGGCGTGAGCTCCGACAAGATCCGGGAGATGCTTACCCGTGAGGAGCAGGATGCCCGTACTTCCATCGCCTGGTTCAACGCCGCCCTCCAAATCAAGGACGGCACTGGCCGCACCCTTGGCGAACGCTTTGCCCAGGACTGGAGTGTCCTACAGACAGAGCCCGAGATCCTGCATGGCGACCGGCTCATCCAGCCCGACGTCTTGGTTCTCGACAAGGCCGGCATGGTGTGGATCGTGGACTTCAAGACCACCGCCATGTCCACCAATGCCCGTCTGCAAACCTGCCCCCTCGAATTCCAGACGCAGCACTACTTCCACACCATGCACGACAAGTGCCGCGAGGACACTGCGTACAACCTGTCTGTTGCAGCACCGCAATCACTCGCTGGTGTCTTGCATATTGCGATCCGCAAACCATCCATTGAGTTCGGCATGAAGGACCGCCCATTTACACTTGACGATTCACCGTTCAAGTCCGGTCCTCGCAAGGGCGAACCGCGCAATGAGAAGATCTATACCGGTGAGCCTGACCCGTTCCTCTACGAGCAGCGCTGCACGGATTGGTATCACGGACGTGGCGAGTACTTGCATCTCGAGCCCGAGCGTTTGACTGATCCGTGCATTGCAATTTCCACTACTTCTCGCGAGCTTCTTCTTGACCCTGAATCAGTTGCCGAGTACAATGCTCGTCTGTCTTTCATCCGGAAGTACACGCAGTCCCAAGAGCCAAGTAGTTACGAAATCGGTGATCCTGTGATCCAGTTCGGTGTGCCATCGCCATACCTTGCTTTTCACATGACATCGCCCGGCCAGTGGATTGACGTAATCCGTGCGGAAGGCTTTATGCAACGTGACCGAGACAGCCACGCAACGGAGATCAACAATGACAACCCCTGAATCACCTGCCAGCCTTGAAGGAAACAAGTCGGTACTCGGTCCTATCCTCTGGCTTGAGACCCTGCGACTAGTGATTGCGCCACGAATCGCAGCACTTGTCTTCAAGGCTGGCGGTGACATTGAAACCCGTAGTGATCTGCACAAGCGTTTCTGCGAGGAGCATGAGCTTCGCATCTCGTACTCCACCTTTAGTTCGTGGTGCGAGGACCTCGGCATCTCCTTCAAGAAGCGCATCGAAGTTAACATCCCGGGCTGGAAGTCCATGCCAAAACCCACGACCGACTTCGTGGGACCCATGCCTTCCACACCTACACCCCACCAGCAGGAGGTAACTGCAGACCCAGAGATTGAATCACTTGAACCCGTTGAGTGGGATACACCAGTAGCACGACCACCGGATGTGTACACGGATGGCTTGCCTGACATTCTGCCCGGCGGCATGCGCGCACCCTCTTTCTTCTCGAATGATTTTGGCAACTAAGGAGTCATCATGACCCACTCCGTTACACATGGAAACACCATCGCCTCAAAGTACGCTTCGCTTGGTAGTGCAGTTAGCACCGGTCGGGTTACTCCTGGCAGGATGCTCGGTTTGGTGGTTGGGGAGGCAGGCTGTGGAAAGTCTTTCCTACTTCAATCGCACCCGGGTGCATACATTCTCAACCTCGATGAAACGCCGGCGGTCTGCAGCAACTCTGAAGCCGTCATGTTTCCGACACCGGGCCCGGACGGGCGCGCGGTAGACGAGACAGGCAAACCCATTGCACTCGACTGGTCGGCCATTGAAGCCAAGCAGAAGGTCCTCATCGACCTAGCCGTGCGCAACCAACCACGTCCCGAGACTGTGGTCATCGACACCCTTGGTGCAGCCATCCGTATGCTGCGCCCCCATATCGCCAAGATCTACGGACGCGAACGCTTCACGGACGTAGATGGTCGCCTTGGTTGGGAACGCCTGTTCGATACCCTCATTGAGTTTGGTGTGTCTCTGCGCCGGCAAGGGTACGGTGTCTACTACATCGCGCACTTGTCCCGCAAGCACGTACCGCTTAGCGAGAACCAGCACGTTGAGGAGTACAAGATCCTCATTTCAGACGGCTTGTATGCCCGTATGTTTCCCATGTTTGACATCGTGATCCCCATCACAGCCAACTGGGATGTCCGCGAACTGACCCGTGATCAGACTGTTATGGTTGGTGGCAAGACCATCACCCGTCAGCAAACTAGTCAGGAGAAAGTTCGTCGCCACTTTGCATCTTTCGACAATCCAAAGCTCGAAGGCATTGCCAAAGTACGAACCCTCTCACCGCTCAACACTATTGAACTTCCTCGCGAGAATGCGTGGGGTGCTTTGTGTGCTGCGTTTGAGAGCGCGAACGCCGCCCGCTGACGCGGGAGCGGCGTTCGCTACCCACAACCTATTTCTTTTGTTTCATTTCACCCTACTTGGAGAATTGCATGTCAGTTGATAACAACGTCAAGGCTATGTTTAGCGCCCTCAACAACACCTTCGCCTCAGCCAATGCCGACAACGGCATGGGTGCCGGTGGTTGGTGGCCATCAGAGGGTCAGCACGAGGTTTACCTGTCCGCCATGAAGGTCAACGCCGCAGAGTTCCGTATGCCAGACGGCCAGAAGGTCCCCGGCACCGAGATCTCGTTCCGTTACCAGCTCATCACCGACATTGAGCAGCCTAACGAACCCCGTCAATTCGACGGTGCTGTCTTCCGCTTGCCGCAAGACACCGCCCAACTCGATGACAAGGGTCGTATGCGTGTCGAGATCGAGCTTCGCCGCCTCAAAGGTCACCTGCAGACCATCCTACGCCGCGATGTCAAGGACGTAGGCGCAGCCCTTGCTGACGCTGACTCCCGGATCAACAGTGATCAGGTCGTCGCCGTCATTGTCAAGTGCCAATACGATCAGGTAAATGGCAAGACTTATCGCAAGGATTATCTTGTGAAGGCTCTTGCTTCCTGATATCATTCACGCACCCCACCAGCCGGGGTAGGGTTACCCGCAAAGTGCCCTACCCCTCATAGTCCCCCGGATGGTCCCTGGTTGCCCCGTACGACGGAGAGCGGCCAGGGACTTTCCGTAGGGGAAGGAAGGATTCATGTTTAAGACACGCTTTGTTTTTCAATCGCCACCAGGCGACATTGAAAAGAACACCCGGTTTATTGGTGTTGTTCTCAGGGAAACCGATCAGGCTCCCGAGTCATTCACCATGTCTGTCCACGATGACATAGGAGTTACAACTGTCATTTACCTCACTCCTACCACCGCAGAAAGCGACCTCATTATTCCCGCGATGAAGCGCATCTTTCCCAACGTCCAATTCGAGCGGACCCACTGTTTAGATATAGACCTGCTCGCCTCAAGCGCACTGGCGGGTGCGAACGGCCGCGCGCTACGCCGCGTCCTGACCCGCGAGGTGCGCATCCTGACGGAGCGCGGTATCGGCTCCAAAGGTGTTCTCGAATATCTACAAGAATGCGAAGACGTAGTCGAAGAGATTCGGCTATCCGTACAATCGCAGCGTGCACACCTCTGAACACTCCTTCTCAGCAGTCATCTCCAAGCACTCGGGCGAACCCTTGTCCATCACTGGACCCTCGCCCTACACCGAAACCACCTTCCCACTCCCCGCCTACGCCGGACTCCTGCAGACCACCTCCGGTTGGTGGGGCATAGTCGTGCACTGCCCCCGCGGAACCCACCCCCAAACTGCTATACAACACTTCGAATCAATAGAACAACCCGTTATCTGGTGTGGCAAAGGCTCAACCATCGGCTTATACCTGCTCCCCACCGGCCTTCGAGTCACCTCAGCACGCATCAACGACTCATCCGCGGACATGATGAAAAAGATCCTTGGCGAACAATCGACTACCGATTGGGCAGAAAGCCGCCTCGACCGTCGTCGTGTCCCCGCATCTATTCGCTACCTACCTAATCAAACCCTGCAGATGTGGTTCTCGCTTTAGCCCTGCTGTTCTTCCTTCGGCTTTTTACCACGCATAGCCCACTGATACATGGCACCCTGTTCGGCAGGTGGGGTAAAAGCAACGCCTTGCAAGGCACCAGGAAGCGTCTGCTCAACTGCTTGTCGATACACATCACGCGCTGTTGGGTCAAACGTATCCAGCGTGCGACCAGTGATTGGCTCTTCACGCAGCTTGATAGCCGCCTTCATTTGCTGTTGTGTCACCGTCAGTGGCATCCCGAACCTGCGCTCGAACTCGCCCTTGATTGAAGCGGCCGTACTCATGTTGTTACCCAACACAGACGCAATGTAACGCCTACGCCCATCACGCATAGCGTCACGGTTCTTCAACAGGAACTGATTGACTTCTGCCGAGTTACTAAAGCGACCCATGTCCGTACCCAGCGCACGCAACACCACATCGCTGGTGGGGTATTCGCCCATCAAGCGGCCATCGCTTTGGTACATCGGCACCATACCATTCTCTGACTTACTCCAGTCCGCATACGTCTTCTGCAGACCAAGCGACTGCAGCGTTTCACTCTTGTTTGCAGTCGACAATGCGCGCGAGAGGGAGATACCGCCAGGCAAAATGCGTGGAATAATGTCCTGCATCAACGCAGCGTCGCCAGTACCAATCATCTTCAACGTATCAAGCGAGATATCAACAACAGGCGGAACATACGACTGCGTAAGAAGATCCGTTGCGCCTAAGCCCAGTCCTCTACTCAGGTCAACGCCGAGCACATTCTTACCAACCTCGTATGCAACAGTTGCTACTGCCATAGATCGCAGCAAATCATTCATCATCACCGGATACTTACCACTGATCTCGCCAAACATAGTCTGACGCGTGCCCCCCACCATGCCCGGGAGGATTGCAAAGTTAGCAAGTGTTCGCACACTGTACTGTCCAAACTGACGCATCAGTGGTTGATTTAACACAGGCAAGTAGAACATCGAAGGACGCGTGATTGGATTCGATCCAAACTGCATCTGCTGCACTGCCAGCGTTGCGTCTGCACGTGCGCGTGGAACATCACGCCGCTGCTTCAACCCCACCATGCCCTGTGCTTCGTAGGCGTTGAGCACTGCGTTGGCGGTTGTGAGGCGGTTCAGGGTTTCAGACATCTGAAACGGCTTCATCATCATCTCTAAGAAGCTGAACTGTGGCTTACCCGACGGCACTCCGCGTACACCAAAGCCCGCCTTCTCCAACATACCGAATGCAGTGCCCAAGTCTGCAATCTCAACAAAGTCCATTTGGTCTGTGCCAAACGTGCGCGTGTAGATGCGGCGTTGTAGTGCTTCAATGTCTGCAGTCTTTGCGTTCTTTGGCAACTTGCTGCGTTCCATCATGTACTTGCCAACCATCTCAAGTGATTGGCCGTACGCCTTGACGGTGTTCCGTAAACCTAACTGATGCACACTCTGCAGAGGTTGCATTAAGTTGTTGACGATTGTGCCCATGTTCAAACCAAGATGGCTGACATACAACGCCTTGGTCAAACCACCCTGCATGTTGAACTCATCGCCTGTGCGGTCTGTAGACCAGCGGCGCAAGTTGTTTACAAATCGCTTTGCAGTCTTGTTTTCACCAGCAACTGCTTTCATAAAGTCGCTGTTGGCAAACCGCAGTGTTTGTTCTTTAATGAAGTCGCTTGCGGCAGATGTGCCAGCATGAGCTAGTGGCTTTGTGCCAGTGATGGCTGGCAAGATGTTCTTTCGCCACTGATTGACAATGAAAGCATCGTTTGGATTTGCTTTCTCAATTGCCTTGAGTTCTGTCTGAATCAAGTCGTGCATGCTGTAACCACCAGCAGGCAGAATGTCAGGATCAATTGTCTCAAGCTGACGCACGTTAGCGGGTGCGCCCAACTTTGATCGACCTACAGGACCAGGCAGTTGAGCGCTGGTTTCTCCTGGTGAGTAGTCAATGTTTGTAATGCGCACTGATGGATTGTTCATCACATCATGTGAGTGGAATGCGTAGTCGCGCGCCGTCGATTCAATGTACTTGGCGGCAGCAACATCAGGCGAAACACGAAGAACGCGGTATGAACCATTCCGTTCTTTCTCTTGCTGAATCCAACGCCGACTTCCTTTGATTCGTTCTTCAAGGGCTCGCGTACCGCCGTACCGGTCGTACATTCCCTGCAAGTCATCAGGGCTAAATATTGTTTGATCAATTGTTTTGGTGCGGAACTGATTGCGACCACTTGATTCCAAATAATCACCGGTATTTGTCCACCCTTCAACTACTGAGTTGTTAGATGCAATACGACGATCCATGCGGTCATAACGCTCACCCGTATTTCGCGGCATGTAGTAAGGGTCATCAATGCTTTTCTTGTAAGCATCAACAACAACCTTTATAAGTTCATTGCCCGTCATGCCCTTGCGAATACCGCTTACAGTGCTTCCGTCGCCACGAAGTCGGTTAAACGTGTCATCGTTTAGCAAGTCCAGCACCGCTGCAGCGCCGCCTTCTTTCATCTTTCCGTCTTCGCCAATAAGACCTGCTTCTCGAAAGCTTTCTATTTGGCTTCTTGCATGCCGCAGGATCTTGTTGTCATCAGCAATAAACCCACGGCCTGCAGAATAAGCCTTCTCGTCACCAAACTTTAAGACCTTAGCATGCTCATACATGTTGCGCTGACCATTCAGCATGTCCTGCATGTCGTACTTGCTAATGTCGGCGTCAACCGCAGCGCGGTCGGTTACCTGCTGCTCTTTTGTTGTAGCGTGCCACTTAGCGCGTACACCACTCACTTCAAATGCATCAGGCGCTAGTCGCAAATCCGCTAGCTCACCGTCAGTAATGCCAACCCGCAAGTTCAATTGCTGATGATCGCCGTCGGTCATCGAAGCCCAAAGGTTTTCACCAGGCTTCAGACCAGGCAAACTCTTAAGCATCGCGCCATCGCTTGCAAGATCTACTGTTTGATTACTTGCACCCTTGTCAGTATTAGTGTTTTCACGCTGACGCAGAATCTCAAACATCTCACCGGTAACTTCTAAGTAATGCGCTTTGCCCTTTTTACCTGGGACACCAGACGGCGTAGTTACAGTGATATAGTTTTTGTTTGGCTCTAGGCCTGTAAGCCGATACTCTTGCGTAGTTTCAAGCAGCCCGGTCTTCTCAATCTCAGACACATACATAATGGATTCAAGTGCGTACTTAGCCTCAGGGCTAGGCGCATCTTCTGGTCGCAAGGTCTTAAACTTCTGACCTGGAAACAACTTCTCTAGGCGCGCATACACCTTTGCAACACCGGGCTCCATGTGCCGAGAAAGCACTTGCCGAGCTTTGTCTTGCTCTGCAAGCACAGCCCCGCCGTACTGCGCAATTCGTTTACCCATGCCTTCTGTTGCGCCGGAAGTCATTCCAATAGCGCGAAGGAATGGATACGCCGCTTGAGCGTACGGTGCCATCCAATGACCAGGCCGACCGCCAGCAAAAAACCGACCGCCACTTGCAAGGTTCCTTGCACCTACGCCCCCACCCGCCATGAGTGCAAGCCACACAACAGGGTTGGTAAATACATCAATGACCGTGTCCGATACAGGATTACCGCCGTATTGCTTCTTGAGCCCATCAACAATCGACTCACGCTCTCTAGGACTAGAGGACGCAGGATCAAACAGAACGCGACGGACCGAGTCGGTCGTCGCGATTCCGTTGACAATCTGGTTCAGGATTACTCCTGGCTTGTCGTAACTGCGGATCGGGTCAAACACCCATCACCACCTTTGTATTACACGCCTCGGTATCGAATGAGCACGCCTTGAAGCACAGAAGTAGTAACAGTGCCGCCATTGGTTGTAAATCCAATTACAATACCGGCGTTTACAATTGGACCCTTGGTTGCATCATTAGCGTCTGACTCAATTGCCAAAGATATAGGACCGACTGTTGCCGTGTCAGCAATTGTGGTTGCCGACAAAGCAGTCAAAGCGCCTGTAGCTGTAGTTGCAGGAAGACTTCCTGCCTGATACGTAACAGTACCAACAGCACCGGTCTGACGGATAAGTTGAATCTGAAGAATTTCACAAGGGCTATCCGTAACAAACATACGGTAAACACTACTGGCTGCAACAGCGGTGCCTGCTGGGGTAGCAGATGAGCCAAACGGGATGTAAGCGACCTTGTGGGGAGCAGCGAGGTTAGGAACAAGAAGTGGCATGTGAGTGTCCTTTTAGAAGGGTGAGAAGATTACTTGAGTCGTGAGCGGAATCGAATTTGAATAGCAACGCGGCCGGCACCAATAGTGCCAGTAATGTCAGCAACAAGCCAACTACCCTTGGGGATAAAGTTGCTTTGAACACCAGCAGAAACCGCATTGATTGCAGTGGTGCCTGTAGAAGTAGTAGTTACAACTCCTGCCGAAGTAGTACGGGTAATGCCGTCAGTAGTAAGCACAAAAGTGTCGCCTGCTGTAATGTTAGCCGTGTCAATATTCACAGCCGCCATTACAACGCCCGCTGGTGCTGTATTACTGATATCAACAGTTGACTCAAAATTAAGAACTGCCGAAGCGCCACCAACAGCGTGGACACCGACAACAATCTCGTCAACAATTAAATCGCGATCTGCATACAACAAGATTGTTGGATCGTGCGGAGCAGCAATTGAGTTGTTAAAAACAACAACTTGGAAGTCGTCGTTGTAGTACTGAGGAAGAAGTGAATTTTCGCCGGGCATGAGTGTCTCCTGTAGAGGTGAAGTTTACTGACTGAATTGGCCTTCCGACATAGAACGGCCCAATTCTTGAAGAAGATCTTGACGAGTCCGACCGCCCAATACAACCGCTCCCTGCGGCAATACGCGACCCGCTGCCACTTGATTATACAAGAATGGCGATTGGCGCTGTACCTCAGCCAAATTAGCCTGGATAGCCGATTGCAAGGATCGCTCTCGTCCCTGGTTAACTAGCCCAGCCAGCAAAGACTCACGCTCTTGGCGCTCAGCATCAAAACGAATATCTTGTGCCGCCCGATTCGTGTTGTAAGCATCTACACCACGCGCAACCCCAAGTCCTGCAAGCGCAGCTAAGCCCCCACCAACCGCGAAGGGCTTGATCTTCTCGCCCATCGTCTTCTCAAGCCGAGGCTGCAGGTTGGGGGGTAAGTAGTCTCTTGTCTGCTCAAGACCTGGACCCTGATCTGGACCAGCTGGTTCTGCGCTTGGAGCCCGAGTAGCAGCAACAAAGTCAGCCATTGCCTTCTTGCGCATAGCATCAGCCGTTGCTTTGCCCTTGGCATTGCGACCCCGTGCTGTTTCCTCTGCATCAATCTCGGCAATCTGACGCTTGAATTCATCTTCTGCCACCTTGACTTCTTCAGGCGTAGACTCGCGAATGCGCGGTCCCTGAATCTTCTTTGATGGCCTGCCGCGAAGGCGTTCTGGATTTAACCCACGTGATTCTTCAACAGAAGGCGTAATAAGTGCGGGTCCGCGCGGAAGCATCTTGTCTTCCAGTAAACCACGAACTTGACCCTGCACCTTCCTTGATGACTTTGTTTTGTACTGTCGTTCTGGGTTTAATGCGCGCGAATCTTCAGCAGAAAGCGTAACAAGAGATGGCCCCTGAACAGGTCTTTTGTCTTCTAGCAATCCCCGAATAACAGACTTCTTGCCCCGCGGCTTGCGAGGCATAGTTGCCTTTGTAACTTTTTTAGGGATTTGTATGCGCTTAGCCATTCATACTTTCTAGCATCTGAATAATTTCCATAGGGCTCAAGACGCGTTCATTCTGAATCTGAGCCAAAGCCGCTTCGTTGCCAGCAATAATACCTTCTAATTCGCTAGATCCCTGCGGACGCGTCCGCTGCAGTTTGCCCATTTCCTTAGACACTTCGGCCATCTGACGCGTAAAGTCTTCGTCCATCAGTAGTCCGGTCATTCCTCGTGGCTCTCCTTGAACCAGTCCAGCCAATCGAGGGTCCATTGTTTCCCCACCGCCACCCCTATTGCCCTGCTCAAACTCAGCCTGGATCTCAAGTTGACGCCTTAGCATTCGCTCCTGATCTTCCTCGCTTGGCTGTCCGTATCCAAAAGCAGAAGGAAGGTATGCAAGAGTACCCAAGGTACCAAGACCAGCTATTCCAATACCTAGCTTGGTACCAAGTGATGACCCTACTGGAGCAGCCACTTGCTGTGCTGCACTGCCTAGCGCGGGAGCAGCGGCACGGATAGCAGTAGTAGTTGCAGGGGCAGCGGCCGCAGCAGCAGCTGCCCGAGCACCGCCCATACCGAGCAGTCGAAGCAAGCCCAATCCAATACCAGGTAATGCTGCCATTACAGAATCTCCTCAAAAACAATTGCGTTGTCCAACTCCGACGACCCCACCAACCCCACCTTGCCGCACCAGCTGGTGGGGGACTCGCGCTCCACATACACAAGCACCCCTGGCTCCTGCCACACCGGATTGTGCCGCACTTCCCACAACCACCGCCGCACACTCTTAGGTGTCAGCCGGTCAAACTGCCGGTCTAGCCCAGGCGCTGGCACAAAGGCGCTAGACCCCACCAACTGGAACCCGTTCTGGGCATCGGTAGTGGACAGTGCGACCCCAAACTTGTGGGCCATGTAGGTTAGAAAGTGGCTAGTAGTCTTCCAATTACTCATGGGAGTTCTTTAATCAACTCATCGATACCAGCGCGTCGGACGCGAGAAGCGCGCACGTCACCCTCAATGTCAGACTGACCTCTACGGCGCTTTGCATCCTGCTGACGCATTGCAATGTCTGATTGACCAACTCCAAGTCGAGCAATGTTTTCCGTGTCACGGAGTTCATTAGCCCGTCCGGAACTGAGACCCTCTAGCAATTCAGGGCTGTCACCCAGCACTCTTGATAGATCCATGCCAATCAAGCCAGACGTATCTCCAGTTTCCTTAGCACGTGCTATTGCCTGGATCATTGCTTTGATTGACGGCAAATCAGTCACATTCGTAAGCGAACGCGCACCCTTGCGGTACAGAGTCCCGTAAGTCTTAATAGCCTGAATGTTTGCTTCTGCAGCCTTTACTTCCAAACTATCCTGTCCTGGACTTGCAGCACGTGCAGCCTCAAGTTGCTCTCGGGCGCGCTTCATATCCCCACCAACTGCTTCGCTATCACTGATGCGAGCAAGTTGGTCGAATACACCCTTGAACATCACGGGATCTAGCTTTGCCTTCTGGACTAGGGATATGACCTCAGCCTCTGGCCGTCCTTGCATTGCAGCCTTGATTGCTTCGGCACCTGCTGTGCGATCAATGCCCTTAATGCCCATCTGGTCAAGCATGTCAAGCGTCGACGTTGATATGTGATCCGAGATGTACGACTCCATCTCAGCAGCGTCCATCACTCCAGCAACGCCATAGTCGCTTGTTGCTCTGTTAGGGTTAAGCGCAAAGATGTTGCCGCCAAGGGAGCCAGAAGCATCAAACTTTAAATACTGCGCACCCTCAACGTTTTGCATGCCCTCAAGATTTGGGCTTACAAGACGTCCAAGACCTAGGGTCTTACCCATTACAGAATCGCGTTCTGCTTGGAACTGCTTGTACTTCTGAACAGCTTGTTCTTTGCGGTCCGCAGCCAATCGCCCGTAGTTCTGAGCCATGGCATTTTGAACCTGAGACAAACTAGTCTCATAGCCACGGGCTGTTTCGCCCAGCTTCTGACCAATCAAGGAAATGGTTCTCTCCATCTGAGAACGAGTCTTGCCTTGCGATTGCTGTGCAACACCAATCAAGAAAGCATTCTTCGCTGCTTGATCTTTTAGCCCCATCTCTTCAGCATCAAACCTCTTTGCCGCTTCGTAGTCGCCGTTAAGCCGTGCTTCTTCTGCTTTCTCTTGAATCAAACTAATCCGCAAAGAAGCTTTTTCTTGCTCGCGGTATCGAGCATCTAGGTGCTTTCTTGCCAAATCGCTTTCAGCAGCTTGGAACTCATTCTGCTGCTGGTTTGACTTCATTCGGTTTTCAGAAGAAACCCTCTCTAACTCCATCCCTTGCTCAAAACCCGTCTTGTCACGCATCAGATCATGCAACCGGCGCCTCTCGTTTTCTTCTTGGCTCATAGCCATGCCGCGAGAAGAAAGTTCGTGCTCTCGCAAAGAAGCTTCGTTGCGCTGCTGCAACTCTTGCTGCGCTAGTTGTTGGTTCTGCGCTTGCTGCATAGCTCCCTGGCCACGCGCCTGATCAGCGTTCTCGTCGCCAATAAGACCCTGCATCGTAGAGTCGTAGCCGGGCGTGAATAAACTACCAAGTTGACTTGCCATTATGCCATGCTCCCAAAGAGGTTGCCCATGCCGGGTGTAACCGTACCACTACGGCGCACATCAGCAGCCTGAACCATGCGTGCAATTGTTTCCGCAAACGACATCGGACCAAGCGGCATCTGAGTGACAAGGTTTGCAGCCAATTGATTTCCTTGCAACATGTGCTGCAACGCACTTGCCTGCGCGCCTTGCACTAGCGAACTGCTGAACTGGTGCATGTTGTTGTAGAAGTTGGTGATCTGCTGCTCGTTCTGTTGCTTATGCGCAGCAACACCGGCACCCAGTGCACCCATAGCCTGGCCCATACCAATGCCCATGCTGCCCAACTGCAACCCACCACTCGACTGCATCTGCGCAATCCCCTGATCCATCGCTGCCAGCGCATTGCGCGCATTGGCGTCAGCCTGTCCAGCCATAGCCGAACTCTGGTTCCGCATGTTCATCTTGAGTTGGTCGGTTCTCTCTGTTGCTTCTTGTTGGGAAATTTGATTATCTGATAACTGTCTACTAATACTGTCAATCTCATTCTTATATTGCTGCTGAATCCCGAAGACCATGCCCGCCGTATCCGACCGATTAGTCGAGTCGTAGTTAGCCCTTGATTCCTGAAGGGTTCCAATGCCTTGGTCAAGCCGACCTCTCGCCTCATCAAAGGAACCCTTCATGGTTCCTGCGGCTTCACGGTAATACCGCTCAGCGTCGTCGCCAGTCTGGCGCATCATGTCAGCCTGTTGCTGCATCAGGTTCATGCCCTGCGAGCCAGCCGCGCGTGCATCTTGAACCATCTGACCAGCACCCTGGTTACTGCCCTGTACCTGCCCGGCAATGCCAAGAAGCATGCCTAGCTCGCGCTGCCGTGCAGCCTCAGCGTTCTGATAGTCTTGCCCAATTGCACCAGCAATTGCTTGCCCGTAAGTAGGAGCATTGCCACCACCAAAGCCTGATGGGTTGATGGTGCGTTGCTCTAGCGTGCTGCCTTGACCGCCCATTCTTGCTGCTTGAGAAGACGAAGGCAGGGTGGGAGTGCCTTGGTAGTTGGTAAATCCAGTGTTTGCAAACTGAGCACCAAAGTTGTTCTGACCTTGCTGCTGTCCGCCAAATAAACCCTGCAATTGTTGCATAAAATTGGTATTAGAGCCCCCTTGGGAGCCCTGACCACTTGATGCATTGCGATTAAATCCGGGATTAGGGGGCATTAGAATCGTCCTCCGAATCCACCGGCTTGCTTTCGCGTATTCCCGATGGATCCAAATTGGTTTTGTCTACCAAAAGTTTGCGATGGCTTAGCCTCTCCGGTTGGCATTGGAGCAGGCTTACTTGTATTTGGCAATGCCATTGGTTTCTTCGGCATCATTGTTGCAGGTGGACGTGCGCCACCTCTGCCACTGCTTGCACGACCCATTGCAGTTGCGCGACCAGCCATACCGCCACGTTGAACTTCTTTGGAAATCCCACCAGTTGGTCCTTGACCGCCCCCTGTGGTGTATTGGATACCTTGTGATGCATTGCGCAGTCCCTGTTTACGCGCAGCCTCTTGTGCATACGCGTTAGCACCGTACGGACCATTCGTGGCACCACCCCCGCCAGCGCCCATGGTTGGTGGGGCTGATGCGCCTTGATTGCTAAGCAACCCCGCCAGCTGCGCGAAGAAGTCGCCCTGCGGTCCGACCTGACTCATGCCCGTATTCGGCGCTGCGCCCGGCGGCGTAGGCGTTGGCGTTGGCGAAGCAGAATGCGCTGGGCCGGATCGCAAATCTCCATTCTCATCACGACCGTACACCGCGGCAAAGCGACCGCCCTGCTGTCGGCCAGCAAAGCCATGAGGGTTGTATTGGCCCTGGTTAAATCCGCCGGCAAAGTCGTAAGCCATTAGTAAGTCCTTCTTGTTCGGTCTGTCGGGAGCATTCTACCCTTTACCTGCACCCCCACCAGCCGATATCTTACGTTTGGAATAAACACTTCTACCGCCGGGAAGAACCATTGCCCCAAAATCCCATGCTTCCCAAAAGCCGCCCAGTTCGGGCTATCCCCTCGGATCATGGCATGCTGAACGCTTGTCCCGTCCGGGTTGGTGGGGTATGCCGACAGAATTGCAGTTTCCTCGTTTTCTCTGTAAATCCTAGAAATCCAGTAATCCGCAATTGGAGCCTTCCCTACTCCTGCCGTGTAGCTGACATCGGTCAGAACCACGCCAAGACTGCTTGGCTGCTTAACTACAAACTCTTCAACCTTGTCTTCCGTCATTCGCATTGCAGCGGTAGTAACTTTCATAACAACCGGATCTGCAACCCAAGTAGCGCTTTGCCCAATGCTGCCCGTTGAATAGTTTTCAAGGTAAACAAAATTGGCATCAATATTTGTAATGCGTGATTTACTGTTGTTTGCGCCTACTTTAGCAAATGGGAATGTTAAGTACACCCATGTGCCAATCATCCTAAACCTTTCACCGGCAGTAACTTCAAAGACATTTGTAATCTTGCCTGAATTTACAGTTTGCAAGGTACAAGACGAATCTCGATAGGTGTAGTTGTAAGAAGCAGACGTTGCTTCATCTTTTGGGTTGCGAACAAAGTCGCCATCAAGCATTGAAACTTGCGTTGTAATACCTGACTCTGGATATGACTTGTCGTTGTATGTTCGGCTAGGCATAAACACCGCAGGCCTAAAGTTGATATCAGTCACAACGTCAGGCTGCGGAGCGTTAAACAAGAACAATGCTCTAGGAACTAGCTGCCCATCCGTGTCTTCCCACCAGCCACTTGTTACTTTGCCAAACGATGTGTCATACAACTCGCTCACGACGCCCGTGGCAAACCACATTTGTACTGCAGACTGGCGGGTGGGGTTCAAGATGTACAAACATAAGGTCGCAGGATCAAACGCCATACTGACCTTTGTTAGCTCCTGCGCTCCCGTGGTATCGGCATACCACTCCGAACTTACCAACTGATTGATTGACTGCACGTCATCCAACCGACCATCGGGATACACCGCCTTTAAACCACGGTAATTCAGGTAGTACGTCACCGGTCCAACCGTTGCTGCTGCATACGGACCTGTTATTCCGTAGCCTTGGTGCGCTGCCAAGACTCGGACGTACCCGTTTTGCTTGTTGAAGAACTGCACACCATTGCGCGTAAATCCTGCCATAATCTGGCCAGTCCGCTTAAAGCAAGTCACCGCATCGCCAACACTGTTTGGTTTGTACTGACCAAGTGCTGTAAACAACTCAGGGCTATCTACGCCACTTGCACTCCAACGCGTATCACCAAGACCCGACAGATCACTTGCGCTTTCGCTAATGTTGCCAACCAGCATTGTTCCATCCAATAGAGCACCTGCACCCCCCTTTGGCATTGTGGTGCTGTAACTTGGTTTGTCCAAGTACACATCCTGCATAACAAGTGCCGCATCCTTTAGTTGGTATGCATATCGAAACAACTTTGTTGCACCGCCGGTAGGCACAGTTCCAGAATTGCGCATAGGCAAATCGGTCACAATGTAATTAGGAGACAACGCAATGCTTGCGTCCAACTGCAGGATGCCCCCAGCAAACGCCCCACCAGCATTGGACGTACGCACGCTGCGGTAGATGTTGAGCGTGTCAAAGCGGTCGGAGTCGTAGGTGCCGTCAACAATGATCTTTCGGTCTGCGCCCGTAAACGTCATGTCTACGTTTTCACTTAGTTGGCTCTTGCGACCACTGCGGCTGTCCTCAAACTGCACAGCCAAACTATAAGTACCCGCTAGATTTACCGGAGCTGTTCCTGTGTTGTAAACCACAAATGGACCAGCACCTGCCGAACCAACGGAAGAAGTATTTGGAGGCGTAATCCGGCTAAATACCACACTTCCGGGCGGGTTTGTTGTTGTAGTTGGAAGTGGAAAACTAGCAGGTATGTGACCCTGAGTCGGACTTACAGCACCCGAAAGATCTGCTTCAACCAAACTAGAGTTGGTGTACATGCTGGCCAAAGGACGAACACCTGGACCAGCGGGATTAATGACTGTTGCAGTAGTTGCTACAGGGCCCGTTGTTGCTTTGAAGTACACAGCAATAGGGCTTTGTCCGCGCTCAAAGATGTAAATAGCCTTGCTTGTTGTCTCAATAGACATTACGGCACTAGTGACGTTTAAGCCACCGTTGTCTGCAAGCACTCCACCGTTAACTGCTTCTCGAATTACAAGAGTTGTCCACGAATTACTAGCGCCTTGCGGAGCGTTAAACGCAAGCATCAAATCATAAAAGTTATTGCAAGCCGGTGTTACTAGATCTGTTGGCCGTCGGACTATGTACACAAATCCAAACACTCGACTGCTTACTCCAGCAACCAAGTTAAAAGACCAAAAGTCAACAACCTTTGATCTATGACCTAATGAGGTGTACCAGTTTGTAGTTAACCAGTTTGTTGCAGACTCAGGCGTAAATCGGTACATCTCGCGGAAACCAGGAAACGGCATAAGGCCACCGTTGTTGGTGCCGTCAATCCCCACTAGCTCAGCCATAGCCCCTACTGGAGTGCCAGTGCGTGCAGATGCTTTGCTCTCTGTTGCGTTGAGTAGCGAGTAAGTCCAAGTAAGGTCAGTTTCTGGAACTTGCATGCCGCCATGTTACCCCGTCCATTTGCCCAAAGGACAGGTAGCGGCCGGCATTTCCCACTTCACTTGCAACCGGCTTCGCTCCCATTCCGGGCACCCACAGCTCTTGCAGTACCACTCGTCCGACTTTGCTATTTTCAGACTTTCACAAGACTCACACGCTTTTGTGCGCTGGTCAAGCACCGGCAACTCAACCGTTTTAACTACTGCGCTTACCTCAGCTTTTACGTACTCCTTGACCTTTTCAACCAGAGTCTTTGGGGTAACCAAAAGCACCTCAAGACTACCGGTTACGTAGTCCTGTTTGAGTAAGTAATTCCAATTTCCGACTGTTAGTTTGAATTCGCCAAGGTTCATGTAATTACAAATGTCCCACTAAGGCTTTGTTGAACAATTTGGTTTGCCTGCACTGGCGCAACATACACGGAGTCATATCGTTCGCACCAACATCCACTTAAACCTCCGTTATTACAATCATCCGGCCAGGGCGTTCCGGCGCAGGTAGATCCCTGAAACGGAGTTACCGGATATGCACTTCCATTTCCATTACAAAAAACTGGGTCTGGAACTATTACACAAGGCTGTCCGTTGTTTAAAGAACAATGAGCTTCAACCAAACTAAAAGAATACTCGTAAGACTCTGTATTTCCCGGAGACACTTCAGCAGCAAAAATTTCTTGGTGGTTTGAAGACCCGCCTGTTTTTTCCCACCCAAAAGTAAAACTAAAAGGCTGGGGGTTTGTAGCTAAAGAATCAAATTCGTTAGATATGTAATACTTTCCAAAAGCAGTTCCTGCAAATGACCCTGATTTTCCGTACCAAGGACTTGCAAGAAATGATTCAAAACCAGCAGCGTCGTCTGTAAACCCAGGTTCTATAGCAAAGTTTCCATAACTAGAACCAACAGTGCTTGGCATTAACACGTCGCCCATGTTTGCAATTGGAAGCGCCGTAATACATCCTATTGTCTGAATGCCTGTAGCTCTAAATGTTTGAAGGTCTGAAACAAGTGCGGGGTTAGCGCCTGTAGTAACAATGTTTGCAGGAATTGCAGCGGTAAAAAACCCAGCTGCCTGAATAGCCGTTCTTGCAGCAGCTAAAGTTCCCGAATAAGAATAAGTAGTGCCGTTTCGATTTTTCATTACAATCGATCCGCCTTTTACTTTGATATCCCAAGGAGCAACATTAGTTCCGCTTGGACTTCTAAGCGTTAAATTTATTGCCGGAACTGGTGCCGTGGCAACTCCTATATAACGAAGGACCGCAAATATTGCTGCAATTGGATATGTTCGAGGTACAGAAGGACCAGGAGTTGCAGACTCAAAATAATTAACATCTGGAAAATTGGAAACAGAACAACAACTAGTATCGGTGTTATAAGTATTAGTAACGTAAGCAGGTTCGTTATTTGAACCAGAAAAACTAAACCCTTGAAACGTATAGGTTCGTACTTTGTATGCAACCCCTGTAGCCAAAACAACAGTACTTCCATATGTTGTAGATCCAGGTCGCGCATAACTTCCAAAGCCGGTTGATGTGCTTTCGGAAATCTTTTTAAACACAGATGTTGCTGTTGATGTGCTTTCAACAACAAGGCTGTCTAGTTGATGGGTTTGATAAAATGGTAACCCAGAAATCCAATTGCCAACAATTCTAGTAAGAGAGCAATCGGGATATCCATTAATTAAACTAACTGTGTATTCGTTTGCGCTAGTTTGTGGCGAAGTGTAAGTAGTAGTTACTGTGTAGTTTGCAGTTGCAGTAGTCAGTGTTGACTTAGGCAAATTTAATTCATCGCAAAACGCTGGCTCGCAAAGAACAAGCAGCTTTGCACCAAGAATCATTAGCAGCCACCATCAATCATGTTAGGAGCGCTGAAGTAATAAGCGTTTGTCCCGGTCACATGATTGACATACTCCATTCTTACCCATGTGCCAACGGGAACTAACTTTACATAGTAATTAGTTCCACTAATCAAGGTGTATCCACCGGTAGCAGTTACTGCATAGCCATATGCGCTTGTGTTGTCATTATCTAACTCAAGCAGATTCCAAGCGTTTACACTTGCCCCTGCAACACCAGCCGTATAAATCGTTACCGTGTACAGCCATTGCGCATAAGTCTGTTTTACTGCTCCCGTAATCTGCCCATACAGAATTGTAGAATTCAAAGTTACAAGAGCAACACCCGCGCTTGGGTTAGTAACAGTAACCGCCGGAGCGCCGGTGAATTGAATTGTGCTTATTCCGCTAAAACTAGAAGCCGGAGAATCAATTTTACTAACCGTAATTGTCCCCGGCGCTGCACCCCCACCATCATAAGAAATAGTGGCGGTTGTTCCTGCTATTACCAATGAACCAAATGCAGTACCGTCAAATTTGATCTTTTCAATAGGAGTAGAAACAGTTCCGCCTGGATCTTCAACCGCAATAAACGGGGTTACAGCCGTGGCGTTTCCGCCTCCCATATAAATTACGGGCGGTGCTACGTTTGGAAGCGTTACACCTGGGAACGTAAAGTTGTTATTGCCAAGCGCAATTGTGGTTCCAGGCGACGTAGGTGGCGAAACATTGCTTCCGCCAAGCGGGTGGTTTGGTTCATACAGGATGGGCGATGCGCCGCCACCAATGTGGTCTTCACCATCAAACCGGGGCACCTGCTGAAACCCCAACGTCCTGAAGTCGCCTTTGTCGCCAATGGCCATTAGATTCTCCAGGGCTGAGTAAGCTGGTTGTCGACCGTGTCCTTTTCCCAGTACTTCGGAATGCGCATCTGGATGTTGGCGTAATGATCCATAAGCGTCTTCATTGCATCGCGGTACTGAGCCTGAATGATGCCAAAGTGCTCGCCACTGATCTTCCTATACCCCGCCATCTTCATCGCGCCAAACGCCGCAACCGCCTCAAACAAAGGCTCATTGCTCTCCGGCGCAATTTCAAACGCCGGTAACTGAGCACCTCCAGTTGCGCTTACAAACGCCTTGCGCACCGTAGCGGTCCACACATTTGATCCTGTGTACGTCCACGAATCAATCAACCGCTCTTCCACTACTCCGCTGGTGGGGATAAGCCGCAACATCTGCCCTACATACGCCCCTGGCCGACGGTCAAAAGACCCCAGCGCCGGAGTGCCTGTACTTACATTCATGGTAATGATCTTCTTGGTGGCATCAAGGTTAAATGATGCTGACGCTGTGCTCACGTACACCGAGCTGTAGTCGCCGCTGTGGATATACCACAGTTCCATGTATGCATAATCCTCAGGCGGATAGGGAAGGAACGAAATCAAGTTCCCTTCTACCTTCCAGTTGGGACCGCGCAGGTTAAACAATCCACGCGGCACCGCTTCCTGCATTGTGCGACCGCTTTCGTCTAGCACGCACAACCGAAGCACCTCGCCCACACACGCTGGCATCTGGTAATCAGCAACACCCTTAGACAGCGGAAACGACAATCGTTGCATAATTGCATTGGTTGCACTATTGTTTAGTCGGCTCGTTACTGTTGCAAAAGCCGGTTGAATAATGTGCCGCACCAAGTAATCGTCGTTGTACTTGGCTTCAAGATCAGGATCATCAAGCAGGCCACGGATGCGCTCAATGACCGTCTTTAGCATGCTATTGCTTGAGTCCATTAATGGTTTCCTTTAGCCATTGAAATCAACTGGCTCACAGTTTCTTTGTACTGATCGGACGTTTCACCCGGTGCATTCCACCCTACCGCGCCACTATCAAGCATTGCTGCGCCACGTTCCATGCCATGGTTCTTCATGTACTTAACAGCCGCATTCCGGCTAGTGCCGCGGTCAGCCATGATGCTTGCCTTTTCGCTTGCCGCCTTTTTGAGTTTGCGCTTCATAGCAAGCATCATTTCCTCAACCGGTGCGCAGCGCATCGTGAGTTCGCCCCCCACCAACCTGCCTGAGCCGGGCATATCGGGCGGCAGGGGCATCGCTTCCAACTCCAGCGCAACAGGCGTGTCTGTCTCGCTGGGCTTAAACAGCCACTTGGCAAACACCCAGTTACCTGTGCGCTTGTGGTAGTACACAAACAGGTCTTTGATTCCCGTCTCGCGCCGGGCGTACTGGATCCATTCGCCGTCCGGGCAGATCTCATGCTCGTCGCCAATAGCCAAGCCCGAGTGCACAGCCTCGCCTTTGGGGTCAAACAGGATCTCCATATCCAACTTCTTCTTACAAGCCAATGGTGCCACCTTTGTTTCTGCGCTTTGCAATGTCTGCCTTAAACTGACTCAATGTTTTACTAGCATACGGAGTCACTTGAAATATTTGTTTGTACTTGCGTTTTTCAGCATCTGTAAGAAGTCGATCAACCTTTGGCAACTTAGCCAATGGCGTCGGCTTAGGCGTAACTTTTGGCGCCTTGTTACCAAACAAGTCACCGGTAATGTCAGGTGCTTTAAACCGTTTTGGTCTTGACATGACTATTTCTTCTTTGCCATCTTCTTAAAGGTTTTTGCTAGGTTGTATCGTTTACTACCTGGTTTGCAAGTTGAACTACCAAACTTACTACCAGTGCAAACGCCCTCTGTACCACGCGCTTTAATGCTCTTGGTTACATTGCCAATCCAGTTAAGTGGGTTTTTAGCCATTGCCAAGTTTCCTTAATCGCTTCAGTGGTGAAACCTTCTTGCCAAACGCCCCCCGCATTCCCACGCGGCTCTTCTCTGACTTCTTGCGAGCCAACTCGCTGGAACTCATCTCGCCCGTTGTCTTTGGCGTTTTAACGCTAATGCGTTTAGTTGGCCGGCAATACTCGTTAGACCCACCAGCGCCGCACGCTTTACCGCTCTTGGTGTCTTTCCACTTCTCAGCACCCCAGCGTTTTAGGTTTGCACCCGCTTTGGTCTTACGCACGTTACCGCTTGTCTTACGGCACTTAGCGGTTGCCTGCGCTGCGCGTGCGGACCATTTCCCGTAGGAAGCCATGACCTTGTTATAGCATGCGTCCTTTGGCATTAGCAGTTCCAGGCCCGAAGGCTTTTGTTGATGCGTGAGTTTGGATCTCTAGCCGTCTTTGCGCTGGTCAACTTCTTCTTCATGCCGCTCATGCGCGCGCAGAACGACTTCTTGCGCGAGCCGCCCTCTGGCTGCGGACGCTTTAGGTTGCTGCCTGTCGCACGATTGTAAGCACTACGACCCAGCTCGCTCAACCCGCCCAGCGGGTTCTTGTGCTTCTTCTTGAACGCGAATTCTTTCTTTGCCATCTTGATCCTCTACGTAATCGGGGCTGGCCAAACGACCAGCCCCGGCGGGAGTCCCTGCCCGCCCACCTCTCAGTGGTCTAGGCCCCGAATTTCTTGCCACCACCAAACGCCTTCATGCGCTTCACCTTCAGCCGCGCACCAGACATGCCTCCCATACCGGCAGGCTTGACCTTCATGCGCCTCTTCAAGTTGCGCTTCATGTTCTTTAAGTAGTCAGCTGGCATTTCAATCTCCTAGCAACGACACTTGTCCTTAGGCTTTCCACACATCTTGCACTGTCCACCTTTCACTTTCATCGGTGGACCCTTTGCGTTCCCGCGAGAAGACACGGGCTTAGACTTGGACGGCAGGTTGTTAATTGGGTTTGGCATGTTTAATCAAGGGTAAGTAGGTATTTGGTCTTGCGGACAAGTGCAAGCATCTCGTCGCGGATGTTAAGTAGGTCAGTCTCTTCGCCAATGTCTTGCTCAATCTTGTTCTTCAACATTGATTCAAGCTTGTCAATGACCTTCATGCAATCGCCTTCTACGGTCAACTGCAGACTGTCAATACCCGACAACACACTGCGGCTCTTTGCGCCAATCATTGTCTCGACAAACGTATCAATAAGCGCGTCTAAACCACCGTACGCTTCACCAAGTGCGCCGTGTTCTGCGTGACTTGTGGTTAGCCAGTGGTGCATTCGGATAGACTGCTGCGCTTCCATCAGACTTTTGATGCATCCGCACTTGCTGTCCCCACCAGCCAGGTCGTCGAGGTCTTCCATGTCATCGTCTTCCCGCTTCTCAGGCTGGACTTTTGTCGGTGGGACCTTCTGCAACTTTTTGATAATGCGTGCGATTGCCATGCCCCCATTCTACCAATTGAAAGGGGTATGGCCCGAAGACCATACCCCTTTCTTTCCTGACATTCAGTACAGCGATTAGTCGCCGTAGATCTTGTCCTGGGTTACGCCGGTCAACTTGATGCCGGACGGCTGGTCCGGAACAAGCTGCATGCGCAACATACCTGGCATCTGTGCGCCTTCAGTCAACAGACTGTTGCCGCTACCCGTTGCCGCCTTGGTGATTGGCACCTTGATGGTCGAGTAACCCAGAGCCGGGGCAATGAACTCAAACGGAATAAACGCCTCAGCCTTGTCAAACTTCTGAGTGCCCTTAGGTGAAGGTGGAACATACTTCTTCCAGTTCGTACCACCCTTGCGGATGCCGTAAACCGTTCCAGCCTCGATGTAATTCGAGGTGTAGCCGGTGTACGTACGACCGTCAAAGGTGAACTTAAAGCCTTCTTGCGAGCCTTCGTTGGTGACGCTTGAAAGTCGGTTGGTACGGTCCAGCATGTACTGACCGATCTTCTGACTCTCGTAGTTCAGCCACACACCGTCGCTTGCAATCAAGCAGTCGATGTACTGGCCGTACTTCTCCTTTGCACGATGGTAACCACGCAGGTACTGGCGAAGCTTGTGCTCAGTCAGTGTGCCAACGCTACCCTTAATGTACGACTTAAACTCAGGGTGGGTGTTGACGTTGATCTGCTTGGTCGTATCACTGTCAGCATCAGGTCCAAGCAGGTTGCCCGAATTCTTAATCCAACTATTGATACCAGCGATGCCGGTACCCTTGCCGTTGGCGTAAGTAAACGTGTAAATACCTGCAGTTGTGAAGTTCAAGTTGACTACCTGAACAATGACTTCGTTCTTTACTTCGTCAACCCGGGTAACAAAGGCGTTCAAGCGATTGCTTCCCGACTCGTTAATACGGGTAGTAGTGCTTGAGTTCCAAACATCAACGCGCATGCCGACTGCATACCGATCGGTATTCAGATCAGAAGGCGAGAAGGTGAACGTAGTAAATGCAGGAACAGAACCTGCAGCTGCAGTAAATGCTGGAGTAATACTTACTCCGGTACTGCCAAGCGTAAAGTTGGTGTTGTCAGCGATGTACCAGTAGTTGCAAAGGGTGTGCGCAATGAGACGCGCATGACCTTCGAGCTTTGGTGCAAGGATTTCACCGATAAATGCAGGCGTAGCTTCTGCTTGCATTTCACCAAGGGTGACCAGCAAGTTAGAAACCATAGCCTTCATACCGATACCCAGCTGATAAGGACGAGCCATTGGCCCTTCCGTAGCATCTGGCCACGTGTTGGTAAGACCCTGGGTCTGCAACTTGTCAGCAATGTTGGTAACCGTATTGTCTCCGTACAGCACGAAGTTGTTACGACTATCAGCCATTTCCAACACGCCTGCCATGGAGCCCATGTAGGTCTTAATGACCTTCATGTCTCGTCCGATTAGGTTTGCAGAACCAACGCCCTGACTTGAAACGGTTGTGTCACGCCACGCAGGATCGAGGGCAGGCAGAAAAACCTCAATGTTCTTATTGAGAATTTCCTGAATACGCAACGACTGTTGGTTAAAAAGAGATCCAGCTGGTGCAAAAGGCATTATTAAACTCCGGCTACTAGCCGGTTAGCGGTGCGGAAGATTAGACCTTCGTTTCCCCACCAGCCGAAATGTCAGCTGCCATGCGGGTCAACGCGTCTACGTTAAACTCTCGAACGTCCCTGTCAGCATCGCCTCGGTCCATGCCCTTTTTGAATTCGGGAGCAGCAACCTCTGGCTTTGACTTCAGGATCTCCATTTCGCTATCTGTTTCCGGCGACCGCCCAAGACCATCAATGTCGCCGATGACCGTGCGATAATTTCCTGCAATCGACTCCGCTGCCTTAGCAGCTTCACCGGCTACCCAGTCCTCATTGAACTTGCCACCCTCGGCATCGCGTCGGGTATACAACTGCTTCAATGTTTGCTCACGCACTTGGTCTTGCAGAGCTCGCCAGGCACCAGCGGCGTGTTCACGGCCACGGGTCTTATCGAGCGTTTCCAACATTTTAACGATCTGGGGATTGCCGTCAATGGCAGAAACGATGTTTTTATCCATCTGTTCCTTCAGCATCCGCAACCGCAGATCCCGTGTCTCTGCCATTGCCTGCTCAGCCCGTTGATCCGCCCTTGATCCTCTTGAATTCTCTTGCACATCCGCCTCCTGATCGCTGCTTTCACTGTTCGAAACGTACTCTTCTGCATACTTTTGGGCTTCGTCATCCGAATACCCAGCCCCCTTCAATACTTCATACGCTGTTTGGCCATCTTTGACCTCACCGCGCATGAGTTTGGTGGCGTTTTCCTGGAAATTCTTGAGTTCCCGAATCTGATCACGCATCTGCCTGGACCCCTGAGCCTGCTTTAGCAGGTCTCCGAGCGTCACAACAGTGCCATCCTCGAGTTCTAACTCGGTATCCAACGCCAATCCGTCATCATTGCTGGCCATTCATAACTCCTTGAGAGGGTTGTGCTCCGGCTCCGACCCCACCAGCCATCATGCCTGGGTTAACGTTAGCAACGTCGTCTGGGTTCGGAACCATTGCGGGTAGGGACTGTCCCATGAACGAAATTAGGGACTCACGATAAGACTTAAACGCATCCTGCACCTCAGGGCTGGCCATTCCCATCACCGGGTTGGCCATAAACGAGCTCAAAACCCTCAGTTGCATGTCAGGTCGGCACGTATGCGGGGTCAAAACAATCTGCTGCGTAGTCACACCGTCCCCATAAAGCAGCAGAATGTTCCGAATCACGCTCTCATACGCACTCTTTTCTTCTTCCATCCAGATGGCAAAGTCCAAACCCTCCTTGAGCGCAAACAACTTTACGCCTTCGGGGTCTGTCAACCCTGCCTGAAGCATAGCCATAGCCTCTTGCTTCCTCACAACCTCACTCCGCGGACTTGTGTCCTTGACCGTGAAGCTGATCTGGCTGAAGTTCGGGATTGGATTCTTCTTGAAGCTGACCGTTCCCTCCATGGGATCAATCACAGCCCCCGCCAAATCCAACGTCAGCTTGTTTACCGGCAACGAGCGCTGACTAATCATCATCTCGCGGCTTGCTTTAGCAACCACACTCTTGTACATCATGCCAAACGCAGCCTGTACGCCGCTGGTGGGATTCGTCATCGCCTTGCTGATCTGCTCGTCCAAGAACTGCAGACCACTTGCACTATCTACCCGCCCCTTTTCAGCCAGCAGATCCTGCACTGGACTCAGACTGTCCGCAATAGTCTTGGCAAACTGCGCGACCTTGCCTGGCACGTCACCGGCGTTGTACGGCTGAATGACCATCGGCTTAAAGTCATCGCCTAGCAGCGCATCCTTGCTGTAACTCAGGTATCGCAAGCCCTTGCCTACGTCCCGCAGCACTGCTCGCTCATTAATTGTGCCCTGCGGCATGACCAATACGCCGTACTTGTCAATGTCCCGGATGTTGTTGAACAGACTCTTGAGCAATCGCTCCATCTCGCGGACGATGCCAAACATCAGGTCAAACAACCCAGCACCATGGAAGGTGCCGTTGTCCATGAACCGAGCAAAACCAATCGGGCAGTACGTCTCAGTGTCCGTCAAGTCCACGTCATCAATGATGACATTGCCGCTCGACACAATGTAACGACTGCAAGTGCCACGCGGTCCGTCCATCCACACTTCGCGCACCTTGACAACTTCCATTTCGTTGTCGCCAGGCACGCCGTTGAGTGCACCAGAACTAGCAGAGTTCAGGATGTAACCATTGCCCGGCGCATCTGCCGGCTCTTCCATGTCATGGCCCCACTCCCAACTCCATGCATCCATCTTGGTCTTATGCTTCTCAAGCACATCGTTGCCGTACCGCTCGCGCAAGAAACTCATCGGCACAACGCGCTGGCGAATGATGCCACGCGCCTTGGTGTGATCCTGCCCCAGACTTGGAAACGGCATCAACTCCTTCGGATGAATTACCTCAAGATCCGCAGTCAATCCGATGGTGGGGTGATCAACAATGTGACCTGTTACGCCGCATGAACCCAGCAAGCAGAACAAGTAGTTGAAGTCGCGCTTGACCTTCTCCAACTGCTGATCGCTTACCACTGCATCCGCAACCAACTGCGCAACACTGCGCTCCCGCAGACCAGCCAGGCTAAAGCCCTGCCGCAATGCACGCGGACGCAGGTCCATGGTGTTCAATCGCGCGGTTGTCTTGTCAATGATTGACAACAACTCGGTTGATTGGAACTCCATGTTCCCATCTTCATCCAAGTAGTACGGCACCACGCGCGCAGTACGCGGATCAAAGACATCGAAGCGGCGGAAGCCGTTCATGTAGTACCACGCCAAGATCCACAACGTACGCCGGTACGTGAGCTTGGTTAGCTCGCGCTCGACGTGTTGATCGATGATCTGTGCGAGTAGTTCTTTATCCTTCGGGAGCGCATAAATTTCACTTGCCATCTTCGTTTCGCTTCCTCAGGGACTTCCAACCAGGGGGCATTTCATCAAAGAGCTCGAAGCCCTTTAGGTTAAACATTGATGCCGGTGTTGGGTTTGGATCAGGGTCCCGCGGATCTGCGGCAACCGGCTCCATACCCTCCGGCGTTTCACGCCCATAATACGCTTGGGCGAGCATCTGAAAGTATACGAACGGAATAGTCACATAGGACGGATTAGACGCGCGAACCTCGTTTTGCATTTGGCGGGACCTCCAAGGCGTTGATGATTGAACCGACGTTTACATTACTAAAATTCATACCCTCTACCATGGGAACCCCACCAGACCCTTGGTCGTGGATGGTCCCGTCCTGGAGCATCTGGTCGTAATCCAGAACCTGACTTTCCCCACCTGCCAGCTGACGGTCAAGACGACCACGTACCACAAACATGCTCATGGCGACCGTGTCGATAAAGTCGTCGTGCTGCAGACCGCCATTCTCAGCGTCTGGGTTGAACTGCTCGATCTGGTCAAACAGCAGACGCCAGGGCAACTGACCCCTGCGCCAGACCGGGAACTTAATCAGCCCGTGCTCAAACCGGTAGTGCAGCGAGTTGATCTTACTGGTCTTATCCAGCATTCCCATCTTGAGCGGCACGATCCGCGGCTGGGCACCACCCGTCACTTCAACCGCCTTCTGCCTGACCATGCTTTCCATCGAGGTGTACAAGCCAAACGACTGCCTGACCACTTCCGGATGAATGCTCGGGCAACCCCACCTACCGGCCATAGCAAAGCTCTTCTCGATCAGCACACTCTCCCGGCACTGGGCTCCCCACGTGTCCATGACAAACAGCGATGCGTCAATAGGGTCATAACCCATCAGCGTGCAGACCTTGTAGTCACTGTCGCTCGTTGCCGTGTAACTGGTGTCTACCGTAATAAACAACTTGACTCGGTCCTTCAGGAAGTCGCTGATGACCATCTTCTCTCCTTTGTCGTCCTTGCCCCGCCAGCAGATCACCGACGTGCTGCTCTTAGGGTCTGAGTCAAACAGCGCATCCGGACTCTCTAGCCACCACCCGTGCTTCTCTTTGGTCACTAACCCCCTTTG